CTGCTGCCGGGTCGCTTTCTGGGGGGTACCGGGTGTGGGGGTGTCGGTTCGGTGTCGATTCGGTGTACATTCGGTGTCATTCTGACCTTTGACCCATACCTTCATGCAGAAGTCAAGTCATTCGAATCTCGAACCCCTGAAGTGGTGCGTGCCTGCACCGCGAGCAGTGACGACGCACCCCCAGGCAGGGGTCGGTCGTCAATCAACTTCCCTACCGCAGCAGCGTCGAAGATGATGGCCAGGCACGCCGAGGCATGTGCCAAGTGCTTTACCCCGGAGTCCGTCGCTACCTCCTCGCCGTCCCAGTAGGCAAGGACATGTCGCATGAGTGCCTCGAGGTACACACTCACACTGACTGCGTGCTCCCTCCAGTTGTAGGCCCCATACTTGGAGGCCCCATTCGCCATCGCCGGTGCGGTCTCGATGATGAGTGCAGGAGGCACCAGGCGCAGAGGTGCCTTCGTCAACCCAATCAGATCCTTCGGGTTCGTCGTAGGTACAACGAACGACGTCACACCGTGCTGTGCCTCATCTATCGTAGTCGTGTTGATCATCGCCCTGTACTCCATGCCACTGTCAAGCGCCACAGGGGTACCGGCTCGTTGGTCTCCAGGCTCAGGATGGGCATGTCCAGGAGGTACCCAACGAACGTCTCCAGACGTGCACCACGTGACGACTCCCATCCTGGTAGTACGAAGATCGCCCGGATCCCATCGTCGGTCAGGAGGCGAACATCGCGAGCGAGGAACTCGCCCCATGTGCCGATGCCTTCGAGGGGAGCACCGTCAGGCGAATCCCACTCCATCGCACGCACTGCAGGATCGTCCAGTTCGCCTGGTGTGACCACTTCGTAGCTCTGTGAGCGCAACTCCACGGCTGCGGCGTCGAATGCCGGGAGGTTGAAGCGTGGAATCCCGGTCATCGGGCCACAGACATAGACTTTCATGGCTCTGTCCTTGTGTTAACGGATTCTGTCCAGGACAATGCTGGCGCAGCAGAACGTTACTAATCGATTTGAAAGGTTGCGACGCAGCTTTCTCTGCTGCAGCGCCAAGAGATTGTTAACGGAAAAGCTGCAGCACAGAATTCTCATGACAGCCTTCTGTCCTGCAGCAAATCCGTTAACAATCTCTTGACCCCTTTCTGCTGCTCCAGCAGAACGTTACTAATCGAAATGAAAGGTTGCGGAAGTGTCTGGCCCTATCTGTGCTGCATGAGATTGTTAACGGATTCTGTCCATGACACTTCTGCTGCAGCAGAACGTTACTAATCGAAATGAAAGGTTGCGGAAGTGTCATGGGCGTTCTGTGCTGCATGAGATTGTTAACGGATTCTGTCCATGACACTTCTGCTGCAGCAGAACGTTACTAATCGATTTGAAAGGTTGCGGTGCAGCAACCGACGATCTGTGCTGCATGAGATTGTTAACGGATTCTGTGCAGCACAGCACGCTCATGACAGTTTCTTCAGCCGACGTTCCGCGATATCGAGGTAATCGGGCTGCATATCGATGGCAATTCCCTCGAATCCCTCGATTTTCGCCGCAACCATCGTCGTGCCAGAGCCACAGAAGGGATCCAGCACCGTGCCACGCTTCGGGGTAACCAGGCGCACGAGATGACGCATCAACTCCTCGGGCTTCACCGTGGGATGCGTGTTGCCCTCTCTCTCCTTCGGGGAAGGCTTCGGTACCATGAAGATCTTATCGTAGTCACCGAATAGGGGGTCGGTCAGGAGGAAGTTCGAAGGCTCCCTACCCTTCGGTTCCTTCAGCACACCCGTTCCACCCAACTCCGAAGGGAGACGGGGTATGCGGGTCTCCTCGATATGCAGCCCACCGACACCCGTGCGCTTCACCAGGGCCTGGAGCGATCCCTCGAAGGGTTTGCGAGCCATGACGATGGGCTCCCAGGCAGGCTTCAGAGTTGCCTTCTGTCCATCGGGCGAGACCGGTGCACCGTGGTTCATGCCCGAGGCGTATGCCCACACGAGCATGTCTCGGATCTCCCAGCCCGAGCGATCGATGGCAGTCGCGAGCTTATGGACAAGCCGCGTTGCGGAGAAGGCCAGGAGGAACGCTCCAGGCTTCGCCACTCGCAGGCATTCCCTCCAGAGCGCCGGATCGAATGCCACACCTGTATCTGCCCAGCCCGATTCGACCGAGACCTCATCCTGCTTCTGCCCGATGAACCCTGCCTCATACGGCGGATCCGTGACGATGGCATCGATGGAGTTAGCAGCCAGATTTGCTGCCATCTCGACCCTGCAGTCACCTTCGTAGAGTGTGATGCCCATGCCTGTATCCTACCTCACTTCGGCACGCGTGAACGCGTGTACAACAACGAGAGCGATAGAGATGATAGAGCAACTCCATCAACTCTATCCAAATCCCTTTGACGCCGTACTCTATCATCTCTATCGCTCGCTTTATAGTGCACGCGTGAAGTAGCGCGACTCTGCATCCTTTTCGACCGTTCCCTCGTCCAGAAGGGTGACGAGAACGCGTTGCACCGAAGGAAGCAGTCGACCTACACCCACGGCAATCTCGTGTGGCTTCGCAGGTCCGTGGGCAGTGAGCCAGTCGAGAACCTGAGCCTGGAGACCGGACATCCTGATCTGAAGCCCACCCAGCGTCCACAGGCCTGCCTCGACGTCGAAGTGAACGGGGATCTCGCTCTCGATCACTTCTCGGGACACGATGTCCAGCGAACCGTCCTGCTCCAACCGCTTGCGCTTGAGGATCAGCGTGGTATCAGCCGAACCGGTCACACCGTAGGAACCGGAGACAGAGGCGAGGAAATCGTCAGCCTTCAATTTACGGGTGTGATGCACGACCACCAGGGCTACGGGTCGATCCCGGAAGATGTTCTGGACTCTGCCCATATCCTCCACGTCCAGTTCGTACATCCCTCGACCCTTCGAACCGACAGGTCGAACCTTCTGGAGCGTGTCGATGATGACCAGGCGAGCAGTGGCATGGGAGTCCAGCCAGGTTTCCAAGTGCTGCTCCAAGCCCTTGCCGATCTTCGGCGCTCCCCACCGAACCTCCAGGAGACCACGGGGAAGTCGTCTCCCAGCCAGTGCTGTTCGCAAGCGATTCTGGCCACGGCGGGATCCGTCTTCCAAGGCGTAGTAGAGAACAGCACCTTGGGAAACGGGACGACCGAGAATCTTCCCTCCAAGAGCGACCTCGACGCACATCTGGTATGCGAGCCAACTCTTACCGATCTTCGGTTCGGAGGCAAGGATGGTCGTGCCCGCAGGCACCAGGCCCTCGACTGCCCACACGAGAGGGGGAATCTCCATCGCCAGAAGATCGGCACCGTCGATGCCCAACACCGCAGGCTCCGGATTGACACCCCTAATCACCACTGAAAGAGGAGCCTCTGGCACCTCTGGCGCAGGCGTCCACTTCCCCGCTTCCTTCGCCAGCACGACCAGGTCGGAGTCCAGCCAGGGTCGAGAGGGATCAGAGGCGGCAATCACACCGGACTCGAGTCTGTCCCGAAGTTCAGCGAGGATACCCTTCTCCCCCATCCCCAACCTTCGCCAGCCACCCATGAGCCGAGTGATCTCGTGGCGCGTGGTGATGACGTCTGCGATAGCTTCCTGGGAAGCTATCGGCTCCCCTACGTCGAGCAGCCAGTCGGGGGCCAGGGCAACCTCACCCGTAAATGCATCAGGAGAGTACAGGCCCACCCAGCCATGCCCACCTACCCTTGTGTCAATCCCAGGGATGGCGCGAACGGTCTGGCGAACACCCACACCTTCGTATAGGTGATGTGATCCACCTGAGACCGTTGTCTGATGTGCTGTGGGAGGCAGGGAGATCTGCTCGCTACTGCAGTAGCGGGCGAAGGCCTCAGCGTCATCGATGTCGACTACGACTGCACCTTCAGGAAGCTTCCAACCCCAGGCAGCCCTTGGCCACGTGGCAGACCACTTGCGGATTTGATCCTCATCAGTTGTGGCAACTTGGGTCCAACGGACGAGCGGAGTCTTAGTCCATTTGTCGGAGCCACGTGCACGTGCGAGCTTGAAGGGGAAGACCTCTCGACCGAGAGAGGCGTGCGCCAGAGCGATGTCCATGACCGCTGATAGTACTCCCATCGAGCCTGGTGGTGCCAGGACGCACCAGATGCCGAAGAAAGGACTTGACAAGCACACCGCGAGGGAGCACCTTCACCGCAGTCGAGCGCGCCAGACGGCACGCGAGAAAAGGAGAACACACATGGCAGCCACCAAGCGCTCGCGGGCAACGGCCCGCGTGACCAAGGCCTCGATCACATCGACGCCCTTCATCCCCCTGGACAGCCCCCTCACCCTGGACGATGTCATCGACCTCCGGACCACCACCGAACTCCGCATCGCTGAGCAGGCGAAGCTCGCTGGCCAGCCCATCACAATCGCTCCTGCCTCCCTCGCTCGTGCCGATGCCGACGAGAAGCAGGCCAAGACCGCAGCGAAGCTCAAGGCTCCGAAGACCTGCCACGCCGAGGGCTGCACCAACCCGCGCCACGTCCAGTCTGGGGGAGCCGTGATGAGCTTCTGCCTGGACCACTTCCGTGCCTACCACGCTGCCTACGCCCTCGCGCGCAAGGCGAAGAAGGAGACTCCCGCATGACCACCGAGCAGCAGGAACTCAGCCGTCTCGCGCACCAGAAGGAGCCGAGCCTCTGCCGGTCCCTGGCGCGATCCAAGCGCTGGGCTGACTGGGTGAAAGCGAAGGCAACCAAGTGACCGCCGAGCAGATCATCCGCCTGGCCAGGATCCTCGCCCTGATCGATATCCTGTGGGGCAAGGCCGACCGATAGCCCATCGACTGGCACATGGACGCCTCCCCATGCTCTCGCGAGGCACACAGGGCAACGTAGCCCGTCACCGACCAAACCGCACTGAAAGGAACCACCATGAAACGACACCTACCGGACACTCCGGAGCGAGTAGCCTTCCGTAAACTAGATGCTGCCAGGAAGAGGGAAAGGACTGCTCAGGGGTTGTGTGTTCAATGCGGATTGCGTCAACCCACTGAAGGTCACAATCGGTGTCCACGTTGCTTCTTCATTGACAAGCCGTGGATGCGCGGTCTTGGGCACGATGCTCAGGAAGCACTCTGGCAGGCACATCAAGGTGTTGGTAACCTGATTCAGGTTGCCATCAAACTCGAACGCAAGCTGACTGTTCGATGGACACTCCCACGGAGCCGTAAGCTTCGAGAGACCTTCAAAGCGCTCGTGTTCGCACGAGATGGAAGGTTCACTTGCAACAACTGTGGCAGGGTACTAACGGACGACGGTCTTGTTCAGGTCGACCACATCATCCCTCTTGGTGCACCCTACTTCGGCACCGACACCTTAGACAACATGCAGATTCTCAATCCTGACTGCCATGCTCAGAAGACCTACAGAGAGGCCACATCTGCTAAGATGCATGTATGAAGTCACCCATTGCTTATGCTGGAGGGAAGGCCAACATGGCTGGCTGGATCCTCGACAACCTCCCATCACACCTAGCCTACGTGGAGCCCTACTTCGGTGGAGGTTCCGTGCTGTTCGCTAAGCCTCCGGTCACCATCGAACTCGTGAATGACCTCGACGGGTCCGTGGCAGCATTCTGGCGCACGGTCCGTGACCATCCCATCGAACTGGCTGAGATGCTTCAGTTCACACCTTTCGCGCGAGCCGAGCTAGCAGCGTCCACAGATGACGCAACACTCTCCGATATTGAGCGTGCACGGAGGTTCGCTGTTCGCGTCGTCCAGAGCCGATACCTCACTAGCACGGCAGCTTTCCGTGTCGCATTCGCTGGTGGAGGACCTCTGGTAACAACGTGGCGTCGACTCCCTCTCAAGTTGCAGATGGCTGCGGAGCGACTGAGCGACGTGACCATCGAGAGCGTGCCTGCCCTAGACCTCATCCGGCGTCTGGCCAAGCAGGACAACGCTGCGGACATCCTTCTCTACGTGGACCCGCCGTATCTTGGCATCGACCTATATCAGAAGGCGATGGACGAGCAGGACCATCGAGACTTGCTTGTGGCACTTCAAGTGTTTCCTGGACCAGTTGCTCTATCGGGATATGCCTCGGACATCTACGACCAAGCCCTGATTTCCTGGAATCGTCATGAGCGCGTCACGAAGAAGCAGGCCGGTCGGTATGGCATCGAAGTACTCTGGACACGAGAGGCGATTGCGACATCGCAGAGCCGATGGCGCATCCCGGTGCGTAAGCGCACAGAATGACTTGACCCAATGAAGCTCTACTGGACCTGCCCGTACTGCACGGCCCGCAACTCCCTCGATCGCGAGGAGTGCACCCGATGCCATGCGCGAGTCCGTCGTGCCTGACGCTGCCTGGTGGAGGGAGTACCGAAAGGCCAACCAAGAACACCTGCGCGCCTACAATCGTGAGCGCCGACAGCAACCCTGGGTTCGCACTCAACGTCACGCCTCCGAGGCCAGACGACGCCTGGCCAGAAGAGGAGAGAGACCGGAGGAGCAGCCCATTGGTCCACCCTGGGGTAATGGCATGTTCGATGAGGCAGCCAGGTTGATCGGGCGTCCACCCAAGGCAGGCAATACGCTCCGGTGGGCATCCGAGGCCGACTGGGAAGATCTGGTGCATGAGGCGATCCTGGCTGCACTCGAAGGACGGGACCCAGCCGAAGCCGCGAGACGGGAGAGAGCACGCCAGGGAGACTGGCTACGACGGACCTGCGTCCTGAACGAAGCGCTGCTGGAGGGCAAGGACGACGAATGGTGACCGAATGCACCACCAGAGGGAAGAAAGGACTTGACAAGCCGCGCGGGGAGGCGCATTCTCCGGTCATGGACACCAGCAAGCGAGCCATCGACCGGGAGCGACGCCTGATGACGACCTTCGCCACCAGGCACCACGCCGAGCACATCGGCTACCGGAACGAGTTCTGCAAGGTCTGCCAGCACGAGGCCCTGATCGAGTGGGCCAAGCGCGAAGGGATCATCTGATGGCGAAGCTCTCGACCCCCAGCCACACCTGCGCCACCATCGTCGTACGGGCGAGCGACCTTCTCCCCATCGGTCACTGCCCACACGCAGCGTACAAGCGGCTCGACGGGTCCTGGTACTGCCAGGGATGCCTGCGCCGAGCCAAGGCAAGGAGCACGAAGTGACGTTCACCGACGCCCCAAGCGTCTGTGCAGAATGCCATCATGTGCGGATAGCGCATGGTGGACCCCTGACAGGCTGCATCTTGTGCACCTGCCGACTGACGTGGAAGACCATCAAGCTCATCAAGGAGAAGGTGACCACATGAAGGCGCGCGAAGCCCAGGCACAGGAGACCACCGCCCAGATGCTCAAGGACTACGTGGGTCCGGAGCCCTATCCGGAGGACGACGAGTACCTCGAAGAGGCCTGGGAAGCAGATGACTGGGAGCCTCCGTTGATGGACCCCGATCCAGCCCCTGGTGACGATTGGTGGGAGGAGCCCCAATGACCCGCGATCGCCAGCGACGGGAGATGCTCACCGAATCCAGCCAAGAACTGGTGAACCAGGGGATGCCAACTGGACCCGCCCAGATCTACATTGGTCTCATGTCCGATGGGAGCGCGTGGCGTCTCTACCGCAGCCCAGATGGACGTCGTGTTGACTGGCTCCCAGGCTCCTACCCCACCGCCCGTGAAGCCATCGATGCTGCGAAGGCACTTCAAGGTACAGTGACACCATGAGTGATCAGCGATGGGACGACGAGCCTGGCGTCTCTCCCCAGGGGTATATCATCGGCTGCACGGGAGGTTGCGCCTGCCAGTGCGACCTGCCTGAATGCGGCTGCCACCGGACCACCCGCGACACTCCCGAGGCCGCGCTGGCTGCGGCGCTGCTGCATGTTGGCGTCCCGGTTGGGGCCGACGAACTCGCCGCCGCCATCCTCGCCGCCCTCGACGGCTGGAGATTGGTGCCGACGGGTCCGATCAGCGTCATGGTCGATATGGTCACGGCCGACAACGAGCGCATGGATGCCGAGATCGCCCGGCTGCGGGCGACGCTGACGGGGCTGATGAACCTCGACCTCAATCACGGCCCGCAGATCGAGACGCTGCGATCTGGCGTGCGGGATTGCCTGTGCGTCGCCCACGAGGACGCCCGCGCCGCCCTCGCCCCGAGCGAGCCGAAGGCCCCAAATCGACCCAACCCATCTAAGGCTGAGGAGAAGGGCTGTGAATCCTGGGACCCATGGAAGCATGCCTGACGATGTCCAGCGTCACGAGGTTGGTGACCCTCACCTGTACCAGATCGTATGCGTGGTCTGTGGGCAGAGGGGAGTGCTCCGGTTGAGCGTTGATCCAGCAACGGTAACCCTGATCCCTCTCCACGAACAGGGTGATGGCCAGGCCACCTACATCCCCTACTCGTCGGAGTACGAGGCCACCCGTTCCGTCCGCATTCGCATGAAGCTACGGAACGTCGTGAAGCACGTGTGGTCCGAACGACTGGAGCGCATGCAGGCTGAGAAGCATGTCGCACTCGGCTCCTGGTGGCTATCGGTCGACTTCGACGTGACCGAAGGTAGGGAAGTCGAGTCCTGCGCTATCGTCCTGTGGAGAGGAAATTGAGTCACCGACGCTACACCCTCGTGGAGGATTGCCCTCTCAACGACCTTCCGGTCACGATGGACGTCTGCGACAAGTGTCGCTTCTACCGAGGCGCCACTTCGTCGCACCACGAGGCGCCAGATGGTGTGACCCTGCGGCCGGATGGCGTGCCCTTCCAGTTCACCCACGGATGGGAAGTCACCTGCAATTGGCCACGCGATGGAGCCTACCTTGCCAAGCCAGGCGATGGCTACGAACACCCCGGCACAGAGCGCGCGGTCGGTGGTGGTACCATCCCGGACATCTTCACGACCGCATGGAACGAGGACGACGATGCCTGAGAAGTACCCACACCTGGAATCCCTCTACCGCGCGGAATCCATCCTCGCTGCCCCCTGGGTCACCGTGACGGAGAAGATCGACGGGTTCAACGCTCGCTTCGGACGGACCACCGATGGTCGCTTCTGGGTAGGATCACGTAACCGTGAGGTAGACCACCAGAAGGACATGCTGCAGGGGTTCACCACTTTCGCCGTAGCCAAGGCAGCCCTCGTTCCTCCTGGTCTCACGCTCTTCGGGGAGTGGGCTGGTCGTGGCATCCAGAATCGGATCAACTACGGGGAGCCTGACTTCTACCTGTTCGACGGCTTCTACGAGGGAGCCACCTGGTTCAACCAGACTGCCCTGCTGTACTGGGCTAACCGTCTGCATCTCCGCATGGCACATCTCTTCTACGAAGGACCGCCACCCAGCATGGAAGCGCTCCAAGCATGGCGCGACACGAAGGACGTCGAGGGAATCGTCATCCGCGCGTATCCGATGGCCAAGGACGTCTTCGGACACGACCTGATAGCGAAATGGAAGGGCCCTGCCTTTGAGGAGAGAGCCAGTCAACGTCGACCGGCTGCTGCACCTCCGGATCTCTCATCCGTTCGAGCCTTCGTGGAGGAGTACGCCACGGCGGAACGCCTCCAGCACGTCTTGGACGCGTTGGCCAGGGACCTACCACAAGGCGAGGATCCCCTGGATGTCCGGTGCACGGGTGAAGTGCTACGGTCGATGTACGAAGACGTCCTGCGCGAAGGAGCGTTTGACTTCATTCTTCTGAGTGAGACGGACCAGAAGCTCGTCGGCAAGGTCTGCGCTGCCGTCACGAAGCCACTACTCGACGCAGCACGAAGGGACGCCATGTGATGCCTGACGAGAAGCCTAACTACGCTTGCACCTGCCCAGCGCTCGACCACGATCACAAGTGGGGATCGCAGTGCTCCCGTCGCGGTACCTACGCTGGTGGCGTCTGCTACGAATGCCGGTACTGGCACACCTACCCCGAGCGCAAGGACAACCTGTGACCACGCGCGAGCAGCTACACACCTGCGGTGTCCTGACCGACTACACCGACCTGGAGATCGAGAAGATGGTAGCGGCTGCCAAAGAACACATGCCTGGCTGCAGCGAGCCTGAAGTCTTCTCTATCGTCCTGGCTGCCATGCGGAAGGATCACGCCAACCGGAGCAGGGAGCAACACAGGCGATCGGTTGGCCAGCCCGTCCTTCGCGTCCTGCAAGGAGGCCTGACTCGGCACGGTCCCACCGACCGCGAGGCCGAGTGGGCAGCGCTGGCCACCCTGGTCGACGCGGCCGTGAAGGAGGAGACGCCCAGTGAGTGACCGCGAGGAGAAGAAGCGCCGCATTGTCCACCCGTGGAAGCACACCGAGCGCGATCGGAACTATCAGCGCCGTGTGCTCGCAGCGCAGGAGCGCGGGGAGTACACACCACCCGGATCACCCGGTGGTGCGTTGAAGCACCAGAATGGCCCCCAGGGACTTGACTTCGAGGAGGAGTAGGAGCATTCTCCGGTCATGAACACCACCGACCTCACCGGACTCAAGGCCATCGCCCTCGATCAGCACTCCAAGGGTCGCAAGAACAGCGAGGCCCTGCTCGCAGCCATCGAACTGGTCCGAGCCTTCGATACCGAGACTGGCGACTGGGCCGCCTGCCTGCGCTGCAGCCTGGCCTTCCCCACCGACAAGGAACTCACCGCCCACTACGCCACCCACTACGCCATCCACCGCCACGGTAGCCACCGATGATCACCCAGCGCTGCTCAGGAGCGATGACCGCCGCCTGCAACCAGGTCGACGTCCAGATCGTGACGATCGGCGCAGTCCTGGGACCGAAGCGCCCCATGTGCGCTGCCTGCCGAGACGCGGCCGGGCGCCTGGGAGTGATCGAGCGAAGGGGGAACAAAACACCGTGATCACCGACAAGCCCAACGGACCAGATCCAGACAATCTACCTGCTGTCTTCTACGTCTCCGTCATCAACGGAAAGCAACGTGCGCTGCTGGCTGGGCCATATGGCACTCACGCTCAGGCCCTGGCCAAGGTTCTTGAGGTAACTGATCTAGCCCTCGCTGTCGACAGTCACGCATGGTTCTACCGCTACGGAACAGCTGGTGGACCTGATGGCCTCAAGACTGTGTTCGGTCTGGTATGACCCGTCACGAGAAGCCCTCCCCCTGGCGCGATCGCAGACAGGCCGAAGCGGCTGCCGAGCGACGTCGGGCCTACGAGAACAGCATCGGATCAGAGCACGTCCACTTCGCGAGCCTCACCCTCGACTGCGAGGAATGCGGACACCGATGGATCAACCAGGTCGAAGGCTGCCCGTGCCTCGGCTGCTGGACCAACTGAAAGGACCAACCAGAATGAACTTCACCGACGCACTCATGCACCCAGGCCAGCACGCGGCCGAGGTACGGAACGCGCAACTCACGAAGGAGTTGAACAAGCTCACCCGTGGCTGGACCACCCCGCTGATCATGCGGACCTACCCTGCTGGCTCCAAGGGAGAGGCAGCCCTGGTCCAGGAGTCCGAAGTCTTCATCCCCAACGGATACGAGCCCTCTCTGATGTCCGAAGACGGCGGGCACGTCCACGTGGGACGTCTCCTCCTGACCGGGGGCCTGTCCATCTTCGCTGGAAAGAAGGGGATCAGGTCCAACGGCAAGCGCACCATCACTTGGCGCAAGCAGCTACCCCGACGCGAGCCAGGAACGTGGGCTGCAGGACACGAAGAGGGAGAGTAGACTTTATGGACCCTCGCCGGTCCGTGGAGCACACGAAGCCTTGTCTCCGAGGGTACCTGAATGAGACAGGTCGCGTGCTCCACCGACCGGCAAGTTGCCGGAAAGAAAGAGAGAACAATGAAGCCCTGGGACGATCGATCCAGCGAGTACCGTGCGAACCACGGAGACCCTTTGGCACCTGCACGCGGCTGCGCGAACGGCACCATCATTGCAGGCATCTTCTGGGTGACCTTCTTCACCCTCCTGGCTATCTGGGTGACCAGGTAACACCATGCGACGTCCGACGTTCACCATCCTTGACAGACTCTGCGCCTGCTGTCTGGATGAAGGGATTTTGACCAATCTTTGGCTTGTCAAAGTTGCCCTCTACCTCACCACCTTCTGCCCTCGCTGCGACGGGATGGTGTGATGGCACACGAGGCGCAAATTCCGCCCGTGTTGCTCGATAGCCACGGGGACCGCCCTACCACGCCACCCCAGGTCGATCCTCCCCTTGCAGGGCCGATTGAGACCGACTTCCCCTGGGACATGCCAATGGACGCCCTGGCCAACGCTATCTCCATAATCCGTGGGGAGATGAGGCACATGGAGATAGGGCTGCAGGCGATCGAACGAGCCGCGCGTCTGCCCGTGGGTGGCTGGACGCCACCGCCGGTCAAGGAGAACGTGACCCTCGCTGAGAGGATCAAGAAGGAGACCGAGTCCCAAGCTCGCTTTGAGATGGCCGTCGTTGACGACCAGGGTCGGCTGATCGTCCGTGCGCTCAACAACGCACCCTGGGCGTGCCCAACCCACCATGCAACCACCCGCGGTATCAAGGGAGGCAACTACTGCCCTGTCCCGGTCTGTTCCGAATATGAAGGTAAGGTGTTTGATCGTGCCTAAGTTCATCCCATCCACCGTGGTCGTCATTCCCCCGAAGGAGGCCGTTGACGTTACTCGGCAACTCGGAGACATCGCCACGGAGATCCTCCATCAGTACGACCGAGGAGTGGCTGGTACCAGGGAGGCCTTCGAGGCCCGTCTGGAGATCGGCAAGCTTCTAGTGGAGGCCAGGGGCCTGTTCGCCAGCGACACACTCTTCGGTCAGTGGGTGACCGCGCAGGAGTTCGGATGGACCCCTGGGTGGACCCGTGTCCTGATGCAGGGGTCTCGCTTGGAGCCCTACATGCGGGAGGCCGTGCTCGCTACCACGGTAGCGAGCGGAGAGGCCGTTCCGACCCCTGGCTTCAAGAAGACCATCGAGATGGCCAAGGAGCTTGCAGTCGCAGACGGAGCCTGGACTGCCCCTGCACCGAAGTACGAGCCTGAGGGTGAGGACGATCTTCAGGAGCCCACCGCGCAACTCGTCCTGCAGGCGATGTTCGAGGATCTGGTCCTGTCGAACTTCCTCCGTCTCGAAGACAGCGACTGGCTGGAAGTCACTCATGGACAGCGTCTCGTTGCGTCCGAACTCTTCAAGCGCGTGGCCACTCGCATGCTTGAAGTGCACGCCCTCTGGAAGGCAGAAGCCTGATGACGTACGTCTACTACCGGGGAAGACCTGGACGCCAGACGTGGGACGCAGGAGAGGAGTCCTTGGTGGCAGCCGTCGTGGAGATAGCTCGTGACGATGAGCGCGACAAGATCATGAAGATCCACCAGGGGTCCGGCCAGGGTAAGCGGTCGGGGAAGGGGAAGATCGACCACACCTTTCACGACTGCGCTGTGTCCTTCCTCGTCAGGGTCCGGGAGCGCTTCGAAGACGAGCCTGTCAAGCCTGGTGGTCCGGACGAGCGAGCCGGTCTGTTCGCTGCCCTATGGTGTATGCTGCAGCCATGAACACCGTACCGACCGGGCGCGAGCCCTACACTCCCGTGCGCATCAAGAAGGTCAGCGTCACAGAGCGCGCGTACTTCCGCAAGTGTCGACGCCGCTGGTTCCTCGCTGACGTTCACCGTCTCCAGGGTCCTGGCTCTGCCATGTACTACCTGTTCGGCACCGCCATGCACACCGCGCTGGAGACCTACCACACCCTGGAAGGCTTCTGGAAGGAGCAGGCTACTCTCGAAGCCTTCGACAAGGCATGGGATGCTGCCGAAGCCAAGGCTCGTGGGGAGCTAGGGTTCCTCTGGTCGAGCGTGGAGCCTGACTGGATCGCTCACCGCGATCTTGGCCAGCAGATGCTCAAGGGCTACTTCACAGCCAATGCGAAGGCTGGGTTCGACTACCCCGACCTGGGCCGTGCTCTAGAAGTGGAGAAGCGATACGTCGTTCGCATCCCAGGCACCAATGGCAAGCTCACTGGCAAGCTCGACCTGATCTCCGGGCATGGTGAGGAGACTTGGGGAGTTGACCACAAGAACCTGTCCAGCACGCACTCCTCTGCGCAACTGGATCTGGATGATCAATTGACGGGCTATGCTTGGCTTTATTACCAGGCCACGGGTGATCGCCTTGACGCGGTCGTCTACAACGTCCTGCTGAAGAAGCTCCCCCTGACGAAGTCCGGTAAACCCACAGAGTCCGTACTCTTCGTTCGAGACGTCACCACGCGAAGCGAAGCTCAACTGATTCAGTTCGAGATGTACCTTCGGGAGGAGTGGAAGGATGCCCGAGCCGTGGCACTTCACCCAGAGCGTGCGTACCCCAACCCTAGCCAGTTCAACTGCAGCGGATGTCCCGTCAGGTCGATTTGTGTCTCGATGATGAATGAGGAGGACGTCGAAGATACGATCCTCGCAGGCTATCGAATCGGAGAGGAACGAGAATGAGGATCACCAAGCCAGAGGAAGCCGTGAAGTGCAAGGCACTCATCTTCGGAGCGCCGGGTGGAGGGAAGACCTACTTCCTCGGTACCCTGGACGATGACGAGCGCACGAGCCCTGCCCTGATTCTGGACTTCGAGGGTGGTGTCCAGACCCTGGTGGGCCGCGACACGGACGTGGCTACCATCTCCTCCTGGCAGGATTACAACGAGGCCTACCGCGTCCTGGCTGACCCGAAGACGAAGTACCGCAGCGTCGGCGTAGATTCCATTTCGGAGACCCAGGCTGGCGGGCTGCTCACCATCCTTGAAGACGGAGGCAAGCGTCCGGATCCGGACATCCTCGCCGTGGCTGACTGGGGTAAGATCCTGGTCCAGATGCGCCGGTTTGTCAGGGAGTTCAAGGCCCTCGATCTGCACGTCTTCATGACCGCCCTGGCGGGTGAAGATCTGGATCGCGACGAGGGGAAGGTCAAGGTCCCACTACTGCAAGGAGGGTTCGCCAAGGAAGCCCCAGGCATCTTCGACATCGTTGGCTACATGGGTCAGCAGACACTTGAAGACGGAGGGACGGAGCGTATCCTTCTCCTCCACAATTACCCAGGCTTCCGGATCAAGGCCCGCACCCGGATGGGTGTCGTGGCTCCGGACGCTATCACCACTCCGACCGTCACGAAGTTGCTTGACGAACTCGGATATCCCAACCTGAAGGAGACCAAATGACGTTCCTCATTCCTCTGGACTTCAGCGATGCAGTGGAGTTTGAACTCCTCCCCGCTGGTGTCTACTCTGCAGTCGTGGAGGCCCTCACCGTCGTGGAGGCCAAGGACGAAGACCACTTCGCGCAGATCAAGGTCGACTACACCATCACCGAGGATGGTGAACTGCAGGGGAAGAAGATCAGCCAGTGGCTGAGCCTCAGCCCGAAGTCCGCTGGCTTCGTGAAGCAGTTCTTCGACGCCTTCGGGCTGGTGCCTGCAGCGCTCGAACTGGATCCGGAAGACGGGGAGACCGTAGTCAACCCGTACCTCGAAGGCTCCGTGGTTCTGATCAAGGTGACGGTCCAGCGCCACTACCAGGATCGTGACCGCAAGGTGAACAAGCTGGGAGCAGCCCCGGTCGTGAAGTCCCTGCCCGAACAGCCTTCCGATGCTCCTGCTTCCAAGGCAGCCCTGAAGCAGAACGCTCCCGTCCAGCGCCCTGGAGCGAGGCGGATCTCCTAACCCATGAACGAATGGTTGGTTGTGCACGAAGGGCAGGGTGCCCTTTCACCAGGCTCTAAGAAGATGTTGGAGCGGCTAGTCCGTAGCACTGGGCACAACCAACCACTCACGTATCTCAATGTCTACGCTACCACTGTTGCGCAGGCCAGAAAGGAGAGCCAGGGCCTGCGCGCTGCACTGGGTTGGCCAGACCGCATTCTCACGATGGGCCCGCTCGCTCTCCAAGCCGTCCGAGGCGACAAGGACCGCATCGTCATGGCAGACGAACGTGGTCGCATGCAGTACGTCCAGATGGACGACGGAGTCCTGCAGGCGATCCTCCTGCCCACGCTCGACCCAGCAGCCGTGTGGGTCGACGCCGAGTTGTTCAGAGACTTCGCTCGCGACGTCCTGAAGTGGTCGATCCAGCAGGCTCCCATCGAGGTACCCTTCCCCGACTACCTCCTGGCTGACACCCCGAAGTTGCTGACAGCAGCCCTGACCACCCTCGACCCGTACCGAGTGCTCTCTTGCGATGTGGAGACCACGGGATTCAACCCCCGTGTGGACACGCTGCTCTCCGTAGGCATCGGTACGATCAACGGTCCCATCGTAATCGTGCCTCGTGGCATGCTGACCCGCGAGTATACGAAGGAAGCCCTGTGGGACCGACTGTGGGCCGACAGCGGGCAACGGGTGGTCTTCCAGAACGGTAAGTTCGACCTGGAGTTCCTCGCACGCTGGTGGGGGGCCCTCCCCGATGGGTCCGGAGCGCAACTAGGCGATGTGATGCTGCTCCACTACCTCCTGGACGAACGCCCAGTGCGCAGCCGATACCGAGCGCACGGTCTGAAGGACCAGGCCAGGACCAGGTACGATGTTCCGGATTACCACTTCGACTTCGAGACCTTCCATGCTCGTCTGGCTGGTGTCGTGGGCACTGATCCTCTCACGGAGGACGACTGGAATGCGATGTATCAGTATCACGCGATGGACTGCCGGATCACGGCACTCCTGTGGCGTGACTTGGTGCCCGAGGCCAAGCAGGAGAGCGAGAGTCTCCTTCGCGTCCATGACGAGATCCTCATGCCAGCTACCCTTGCCCTGGCCGAGGCAGAACTCACAGGGATCCCCGTCGACGTCGATCACCTGCTCGTAGACAAGCGTCGGTTGGAACGTAGGCTTGAGCGACGTACAGCAGCCCTTCAGCCCTGGGCAACAGCGGGCAAGGTCTTCCAGCCAGGCTCCCCTGCGCAGTTGGTGAAGATCATCAAGGAGCAGTTCGGTGTGACCGAGCGCGATTGGCCAGGGCGAGTCTCCGGGGGTAGAGCATCACGACGGAAGACGAAGACCCCCACGGGCGAGGCTGAACTGGAACAGTTGATTGTGCGATTCGCCAAGGCTAACCGTCATCACGATGCTCGCTTCCTCATGTCGATCCTGGCCTGGAGGCAGGACAGCAAGCACCTTTCCACGTACGTTCAGGGTTGGCTGGATGCCGTCTCCACCGATGGCAGGATGCATCCAAGTTTCAATATCGCTGGAAGCACGACGGGACGTCTCTCCTCCTCCACGCCCAACATGCAAGCCGTGCCGAAGTATGGGTCGATGACACCTGTTCGGAAGGCGATACGCGCACGCGAGGGATGGCTGCTGCTGGAGGCTGACTATTCGCAGCTAGAACTGCGGACCGCAGCGATGCTCAGCCAGGATCCGGATCTCTGCCAGGTCTACAAGGATGGACGCGACCTGCACCTCGAAGTGGCTGCGATGCTGTTTGGTAAGGATCCTGCTGTGGTCGTTGAGGAAGAGCGATTTATGGCGAAGGCACTTTCGTTCGGTATTCTGTACGGCAGATCGGGCTGGGCTATCTCCAAGGGTAAGGAGATGACGTACGCAGTCGAAGACCTCGGTATGAAGCGATGGTCGATTGAGGAAGCCGAGGAGTACATCGATTCCTGGATGACAGGCTTTCCCGTCCTGCGGGACTGGATCGAACGAACGAAGATCGAGGCCAGCGAGAAGCGCTACACGGATTCCGCCTTCGGTCGACGTCGCAGGTTCTTCTTGATGCGTGGTGACTCCGCAACCATTAAGTCGATGCACCGACAGGCAGTCAATACTCCTGTTCAGTCGGTCGCCAGTGACATCAACTTGATGGCCTTTAACCGGATCAGCCAGATCCTCGACCCGAGTGAGGCCGTGCTCATCTCAATCGTTCATGACTCCGTCCTGGTGGAAGTACGAAAGGACGTCTCAGTGCGTGTAGCCGCACAGATCCGTGCCATAATGGAGGAGCCTCCAGAGATTTGGCACGGTCTACCGCTGGTGGCAGACCTGAAGATGGGTTCAACACTGGCGAACGAAGATCTGAAGAAGATACCCCGATGACCGATCCGAAGTACGCGAAATACAACACGAGCGAGAAGGGGAGATCCCGGTCTCGACGGTACCGTGCTTCGCACTCCCGTACAGAGTACGCCATGCACTGGAGAGCCACAACGAGTGGCATCCTGAGTGGCGAACGACAGATGCAAAAGCGGAGACTGAACCCATGAGCGAAAAGACCACCATCGAAATGGCACGTCTGGCCATCGCCAGGGTGACGCGTGCCGAGATCCGTTTGAAGCACTCCCTCAATGCCGATGCGGAGATCAACGTTGTTCTGAACCGACGGTTGGCAGATTTCGATCTGCAACTGCAGGCAGGGACGATCCCCACACTTGCCCTGAAGCTCGTGACAGGTGAGTCTCAAGAATGACTCTTCCAGCACGGGACGATCCAGCCTACATGACTGTTTGGTGGAGACTACATCCCAGAGCGGGCGCAGCGTATACGAGGAAATGGAAGTACGGCTTGGCAGGCACTGATTACGAGCAAATGCTTCAGGATCAGGGTGGCGTTTGTGCCATCTGTGGTGAAGTTGAGACCCGTAAAGATCGCATGGGTGTTGTTCGAGAAGGTCTGTCTGTCGACCACGACCATATAACTGACAGGGTTCGAGGCCTACTCTGCGCTGCATGCAACTCGGCTCTAGCTTCCGCTCGTGATGATCCTCGTATACTACGAGCGATGGCAGTGTACCTGGAGACCCATTGATGACCTTCCTTCAAGGACGCGTATTCAGAACGCTTGACTTTGACATTGAAAATCGACCGCTGTCTTACTGGGTGCCTGAAATCCCCACGGCAGAGATCACGTCCATCGCTTCGTGCTGGGCAGATGATCTTGGCTCGATGCAAGTCGACCTCTTGGGGGAAATGGAAGGTCCGGAGATCCTCCGTCGCTTCTGCGAGCGCTACAACCAGGCCGACATGGTGACGGGGCACTACATCCGCATGCACGACCTCCCGATCATCAACGCGATGCTCATGGAGGCCAGGCTCCCCCTGCTGACGGACAAGCTCACCTGCGATACCAAGTTGGATATGATGCGCAAGGCCGACCTTCCAGCCACGCAGGAGTTCCTCCTGGAGACCCTTGACGTTCGTGACGTCTACGGCCAGCCGTGCAAGAAGTTTCACGTCTCCCAGTCAGACTGGAGGGAGGCCAACCGGCTGACTCCCAAGGGCCTGGCCATCACGCGAGCGCGCGTGCGCAGCGACGTCTTCGACCACATGCAACTTCGGAAGAAGATGGTCGAGCTAGGGATGCTGCGGGCACCGTCCGTCTGGCGTCCTGGTGGCACCGCGAACGTGAGCATCGGGAGGACGCACGACTGATGGAAGAAGAGAGGTACTGGATGGACGTCCTGGCACGAAGCATCGCCAGCGAGAGATCCGTCTCCTGGAATGCGTTCCTCCTATGCGGGGGGAAGTCACACACGAAGAAGCAGTGCAAGGCCACCCGCGAGGCCGGAGGCCCGAAGAACTGCGTCATACACCGCCCGAGCGAGCACCTCATGCGGTCCTGGCCACTCGTCCTGCGTTCGTCCACGCTGCTCGAACGGCAGTGCCCACATGGCGTTGGTCACCCCGACCCAGACTCGGCTGCCTACCTCGACTGGCGTGACCAGATTGGTGAGGCAGGCTCCTGGAGCCTTCACGGCTGCGATGGTTGCTGTGGTGCCTACGGTCCCGTCCGCTAGATCACACGATGCCACACGAGCCGCTACGGTGCCCAACACGCCCTTGAATGATGTAGAGACGAGTAACCAGCCACTACTGCCCTGCGTGCCACGTTGTGATCGCTGTCAATTACCTCTCGGAAAAGAAGTAGACCCCTGGCCGTGCCTCCAGGGGTTATCTCCTTGGTGTGATCAGAGTCCGGGGAAGCCCTGCGTGGCGAACACCCGAGCGTAGTACGGATCGCGCCCACCAGCGTTCTTCAGCCCAGTAGGACCGAGATGCCAAGGGCAGCGAACGATCGCTCGTGCCTGCTCCAGTGCCGGGAGCTTCAGCGATGCGATGATCCCCGCATAGAGAGGGGAGGTCTTCACGATGGTAGCAGTCGCGGTCACGCCCGCGGACATCGTGTTGAAGACCAGGAGCTTCCCCTGGCCATCAGTGATGCCGAACACGTTGCCGTTAAGACCCTGCTCGCACGTCACCCAGGCTCGCGCCACAGCGAAGTGCATGCCGACGAGTTGCTTGCAGAGCAGCGTGGCAGCGAGGTTCTTCTCGTCGGTCGTATAGCTCATTCGTCCCACCCCCCGAGAAGTGCCCAGTCTACGAGAAGCACAGCGAAGAAGCACACGAGAGGCAGCCCTACAAAGAAGGCGAGGAACCAGAGGACTGCATCCATTTCAGGTTACACGGACCAGAAGTGTGGCCAGATGATCCCGGAAGACTTGTAGCCAACCGCTGCAACGTTGGTCGCAGGAACGGTCGCGCCACCGAGCCACTTCAGAGCAGCCGAGATGATCGCCGTGAGGATCGGGAGAAGCAAGAGAGCAGAACTCCCGAGCGCCCCGTTGAGCACGGTCAGATTGAGACCGACCGCAGTGAGGGCACCGACCACCCCGACGACGAGGAGACGCTGCAGTGCCTGGACGAGAGCTGGGTTCATGCTGAACCTCCTACTACTGTGGTGGTCACGCCGTCTGGCGCGACGATGGTGACGGGTTGGCCAGGGGCTGATTGTGCCACAGTCCCCGCCACGAGCTTCGCGACTGGCACGACGTGATTGTGGACCCACCAGTTCGCTGCGCCGACGATCGCTGACGTCAACCCGATCTTCTGGTCTGGCGTGATGGGCAGACCGAAGGAGATGGCGATGCCGAGGACGCCTGCAGCGCCGTTCGCTGCAGCCACGGGTTGGTTCTTCACCTGCTCGACTGCAGCCGTGATCCTGCGGGGAGTGCCGAGCTTCATGAGACCGTCGTCCCCGAGCCAGCATCCACGCCGACCGTCTTGCTGTAGTACTTCCCCGAGAGAACCTTCACGGTGTAGGCTCCGCTCTGGCCATCACACGTCACGCGATGCGCCACGACGGTGCATGGTGCGGAGAAGGCCGTGGGGTTGATCGTCACACTCCACCCTGGGAGAATGCAGCCTGTCACGGGACGCAGAGGGTAGACTCTGATCTTCGCACCAGCAGCGACGTGCCAGTGAAAGATGGTCGGGGTGACCGGGGGAGTCGGGGGAGGCGGGGGAGGAGTCGGCCGAGGCTGATCCGGAGCCTTCCAGACCTCCCACACATGAGAGAGCTGATCGTAGGGGAGGTAGCACTCCCCGTTCGCGCCCCAAGCCGCACCCCAGGAGTTCGGGATGCGAATGCCGAGACCATCGTTCCACCCGCGCACGCGCACGAGATGTCCACCGATGGCGTAGTCGAACGCTGGGAGCGAACCGTCTGCGTGGGGAGTGCGCCAGGAGTTCGCCCACGTCATCCCCATGACGATCTCACCGAACGTGGCGATCGCCTGCTTGATCGAGGGGATGTCAATCGGGACGGCATAGTAGCCTGCGATCTTGTGGTCGGCAGCAGCCCCGGAGTTGCCCACGAGAGGGTAGCCCACCTTGAGAAGCTGGTCGAGCACGTCGCGTACGACTGCACCGGCTGCCGTTCCGTTGACGCGGGAGAACATCAGGGCAGCGTCGAAATTGTACCACGTCGGGGTGGACGTGTCGTCGTGATCCTGAAACTGCTTCATCCCCTTCGTGCCGAAGCATGTGCACTGGGGAGTGTTCCCCTGATTGAGGATCGGAGGCACAGGCATGGAGGCGTAGACCGAGCCGAGTGCAGCCACGTCCGGAGGCTCAACACCGAGCGCTTCGTAGAGCGCGGTGATGGGGTAGTCATTCGGGTCGAACGGTGAGGGGATCGCTCCGAGACCGTAAAGCTGATCTGTCATGTCTTCTCCCCTACCCGTGGATGGCCAGGACGATGAGCGTTCCAGCCGAAGTCAGCACGGCAAGGACCGCGATGGCACGCGTCCAGAACTCACTGGAGTTCTCTTTGCGCCCCTCATCGTGATCGGAGCGAGCCTGTAGCGCAGCCTGTTCGGGGGTCCCGATGTCCAGACGCGACCGAAGTTCTCTGTTGTCCCTGTTCACCAACTCGACCTTCTCGAGAAGCGACTTGTGCGAGAGATCCCACTCGGCGCGCGTCAAGAATGTTGAAGCCTGGTCACGGAGCTGCCCACGGAACTCGTTCTGTCCTTCGTTCGTCTTGGTCTGAGCAATCTCGGCCTTGGTTACAGCCTCCTTTGCTGCAGTCAGCGCAGCAGCGACGGCCTTCTCGGCCGCAGCCAGAGCAGCGTCCACGGCCGTCTTCGCGGCGAGCAGGGCAGCCGACAGGGCCACCTGGTCGGCGCCCCGGAGCTGGTCGAGCCGCTTAATCTCCGCGTAAACGGCAGTGAAGCTCGTATCGGTGTGCGCGAAGGTCCCGTCAACGTGGCGTTCTATCATGGTCACATCTTACCTTAGAAGGGGAACACGACGCGGGACGTGAACCGGCCGCAGCGGCAGCACCTCATGCGAGCATCGCCACGAGCGTGTCCGCACCGTTGACCGTGAAGGTGCCACCGGCGTCGATCCGCGCCTGACGCTCCGGGCTGCCCTCGGTGAACCAGCGCACGTGGTCGCGATAGCCGAACCACGTGGCCCGCCACCAAGCGTTGTACCCGGCCCGGACATCGGTCCCGTCGGCCGGGATCGGGAGCGGTGAGACGTCGATGATCGGCGCGATGCGGTCGGTGATCCCGGTGATGCCGTCCGCCGCGGGTTCGATCGAGATGCGTCGTTCCCAAGCGTCGATCCGCCACGGCCTGCGGTTGGCGAGATGGCCAGCCGGTACCCACCGAAGCAGGAGCCAGGCGGGCGCGCCGAGCTTGGAGCGCAGCGCGTCGAGAAGCACCCACGCAATGTCGCCCAGAAGTAGATCCGGCGCGAACGCCGCGACCCGAGTCTCCCAGTCGTCGGAGCCCTCGTACTCGCCGCGAACCTCCGCCTTCGGTGGTCCGAAAGCTCGTAGTTCGATCTCAGCCCTTCGCGCGGCGCGCACCAGCGCGATGCCACGCACAGCATGGCCGAGTCCGCAGCGATCCGGGGTGACGTAAGCGACGCGCATCAGGTCACAATCCCGTCGCGCGACACGTTCGGGGAGCCATTGGTGGCAGTCATCACGCCACTCGACCGGTGCATCAGCAAGGTGCCCGCGCTCACCAGCACAACGTCGCCGTCATCCGTGAAGACCAGCACCGCACGATAGCCGCCATCGAAGTAGAGGGCATCACCGAAATAGGGCAGCCACTGGCCGGGGCCGGACGTGATCTCGAGGTCTTGCGGAACGATGGCAGAACCTTCGGTGTCGAACGTGACACCGCGCCAGATGATCCACATGTCCCCGGCGAGGCCCGAGACAGTCAGCGTGAACGGGACCCAGCACGAGCCGGCGGTGGCCGCGACCCACGGCCCCTCGCCTGCGCCTGAAATATTAATCCCCGCAGTTTGATTACCAAGGTCGTAGACCTTTGCACCACCACCGAAGAACTTAAGTTTGACAGCCGGGTTCACCACGTCCACGTCGGTTCCGTCTGTCCCAAGATCACCTGTGGTCGGCGTGGCATCACCGTCCGCAACCCAGCCAGTCCTGAGAGCGATCTTGTCGGCTAGATCCTTGTTCGTTGCTTCCTGCTTCGCACCAAGGGTTCCCATCGTGATGACACGATCACCTGCCATGATTTAACTCCCTGACCACGGTCCCCACGCTGGGGAGACTTGAAGTTCCTGCTCAATGATACCGGAAGGATCGGGTGTGGTTATGATCTTAGAGATGAGGAAGTCTATCCCGTGATCCGTACTAACCAACCCCCACACATGGTCTGTCAGATTCACCACCATGCCAGCACGAAGCCCAGGCTTCCTATGTGTGAGCGTTGCTGCCTGAACAGGATACTTGTTCTGGTCAAGCATGGCATTACCAACCGCATTGAAGCGAAGCATGTCTTTGACCGACGTGTCGCGAACACCATCCTCATGCCTTCCATACGCTGCAATGCTTCCACTATCCTCAACGAAGCCATAAATCCCCGTCCCACCGATGAAGATAGCGTTGGCCAGAGACACCGTGTCATCGGGAAGAGTAAGTGTTTCATATGGGAAGGTATTGGCGATGGATGGACTGCCCAATGACTCCCAGTATGGGGCCGAACTGAGTGCCAGCATTGGCCAATACGAATATACCACCGGCCGGCGCGCCATGTTGGCGAGGACGCACGTCCAGACCTCGCCGTCGCTCTCCACCAGGTCCCCAGGGACGTAGGCCGTGGCATCTGACCATGCACTAGGTGCACGATAATTTGGTGTATCAGAGATACCCCACGGTGCAGGATTTGTCTCCGTGATGGCGTAATGAAGCACCCTATTATCATCCACCCAGAAGTGCCCGCCCGACACTTGACAAATCGCTGCCATTGCACGGTAAAGCGTCATTGACATGAAGTCTATATACGGCATACTGCCCGGTGCAACCAGAGTCTGCACAGCACCTGCGACGGTCCCCAGGACACCGTGCGTGCCGTATGTCGCGAGAAGCATGTCGATAGTTGCAGAATCAGACAGCGGATTGTGATCGGGTGGACCGTAGGCACCCATTGGCCACCCACCAGTGACAACGTTATCAGCCATGAGGCAGGTAAGGTCTTGTGTCTTGCACTTGTAGTACCGCCAGAACACCGACCTATTACGCACCCTCGCGCACGTCTTGATGATCCCACGGTGGATCAAAACTCCGTCCCAATTGACAATGACCTCACGCTCAACACCTATCCCCGTGAGCGTGCCCTCCTTGTCAAGCACATCGAAGGATGTAGTCGAGAGCAGTGCACCTGCACCATCCTCAACCTTGACAGTGTTATTGAGGACGTGACTCGTAATGTCCTGCGTGATGGAGCCGTCTACCGGACCGATGAGTACCTGAAGGAGTGCCGTCATCTCAGCCTCTCACAGTGGCCAGGCGAACCTGCTGGCCAATGGCGCGTGACAACTGCTCGATGTTATCCTGAGTACCGCTGAAGTTCTGAATAGGAACGTTGACCGTGACTCCACCACCGAGAGGAGTAACGGACGATCCACTTGGGAGATTGAGAACCTCAGGCCCTTTCTCACCGATCAGGGCTGGACCACCTGAGAAGTTGGCTACACCTCCAGAGAATCCTGGAACCTTCGTACCGCTGCCACCTCCAGCCTTGGCCGTAGCGGTCTCCACATTCTTCACCGAAGAGGACAGGCCAGCAGCGAATGCCTTTCCCAGGAGAACACCAGCGTCAGCGTAGCTCACCCCATAGGACTTCAGAAGGGCAAGCAGTTCGTCGTTCGCCTTCTGATAGGCAATCTTCTTCGTGGACAAGGCATCCTTCGTCTGCTTCAACTCGGCATCGAAGCTAGCCTTCGCCGTGGTCGCGCGAAGGTTCTCAGCCGTCGTGGCCAGGGCTGCCGTGGCATCGTTCGCCTTCTTCTGCGCTTCGAGCGTGGCGATCTGAGCAGTCGTCTGCTTGTCAAGGGCGTCGACCGCAGCCTGATCCTGGAAGTCCGAGAGTGCCTGCTGCGCAGCCGCTAGGGCAGCGGGATCGGCGGCGCTCGCCACACCTGCCTGAAGAGAGGCAAGCTGCTGCGCTGAGCGCTTGTCAGCCAGTGCCTGGCGTGCAGCGTCGAGTGTACCTGTGAGTGCCTTCTCCTGCGCGTCAAGGGTAGCGTTAGCAGTGTTCCTCGCATCATCGATAGACTTGAGGTTGGCAGTGTGAACGGCATCAAAGTACTCATGCGCCTTCAGCGTCATCGCTGCATAGGCATCCACCACAGCAGTCTTCATCTGAGTAGCCGCGGTTCTCGCAGCAGCCGTAGCAGCAGCGTTCGATCCAGCAGTCGGCATCGCACCAGCCAGGGCACCTACCGTGGTCGGGTGGCCAGCCTCCCATGCTGCTTGTGATTGCGCTACCTCAGCAGGCGTCTCCTTGTGGGCTACGAGACCTGTCTGCTTGTCCGGAACTGAAGTCAGCCCTGGCTGAGGCACGGCCTGCGTCCCAGGACCGTTGTCCACCAGATGTGGAATCTGCCCGATGTTGATACCAGCGTGAACGTTGCCGAGGTTAACCTGAAGCAAATCCAGTGCCGAGATGGCAGTGTTCACGATGTCGATCAGCATGTTCACTCCAGCCCTGGCTGCGCTGACGATCACGTTCCACACCCCACCCAGCGCACCTGCGAGACCGTTCCAGGAGCCGAAGATGGCCTTGACGATGGTGTCTGTAGCTGACGCAGCAGCGTTCCACACTGCCTCGATGACCTTGAAAGCTGCGGTGACCACGACACCGATGCCTTCGAACCACTTCTGGAAGATGGGGAACACGTTCGTGGACAGCCAGCCCATCGACTTGCCTATCACGTTCGACACGTTAGTGATGATCGGTCCGATCAGCCCGAAGTGATCAAGGACTTTGATCACGGCCATGACCGCAATGCCAAGTGCCACGAACGGCCAGGTCGCAGCAACGGTGGCTGCAGCCCACGCCACCATCGGTGGAAGGACAATGGTAGCTACGATGAGTGCCAGAGCAATCAGGACACCCTTGAAAGTCTCTCCCTGGGTGAGGAAGGAGATGATCCCCTGCGCCACCTTCACGATGCCGCCAGCCACGTCGAGGATGACGCGGGCAGCAGGCGTAGCAGCAGCCACAGCGTCACGGAAGAACTGGATCACCGCAGGCACGGCCTTCACGATGTTGTCGACGGCCCGGAGCAGGAGAGGCATGATGATGGCAGCGATGGGTGTGACCGCGTCCCCGATCTTGATCATGGCATCGTTGATCATGACGCCGACGTCCTTCATCTGAAAGCCGACCGTGTTCTGCGCCGTCCCGAAGGCCGTCACATACGGGGTCGTCTGCTGCATGATCAGCGCTTCGGTGGCCAGTGCCTTCTGATGCAGATCCAAAGCACCTTTACCGTTGTAGATCCCGAGGGTCAGTGCTTCCTGCTTCAGACTGTTTGTATCGATGGCTACGCCGTAGGTCTTCAACCCACGGGTGGCACCCTGGACACCCTTCTCCAGGGCAGTGAAGACGTCATCAAAAGATGTACCTGTGACCGCGCTGATCTGCGCTGCGCGCTTGGCCAGATCCTCACCGTACGAGGCAGCCTGGTCAGTGGAGAGTCCCACGCCCTTGGCGTAGACACCCCACGTGGAGAGGGACTTATCCAGATCCTCCTGCGTGACGCCAAGGGCCACGGCCTGCTTCGCCGTCCAATTATCAAGAGCCTTGGCAGACCCACCGTAGGCTACGGCGATCAGCGCCTGCGCCTTCACCACACCATCGGCAACCCGTAGACCTTCGATCCCGATAGCAACGGCAGCCCCGACGACGGCAGCCCCGAGCAGCGCGACCTTCTTCGCTATCCCAGCGAAAACAGACCCAGCGCTGTTTCCGAAGCCCTTGGTCGCACCTTCGGCCTTAGCCAGACCCGCCTCGAACTGAGCAGCGTGCAGGGTCAGAAGGGCATAGAGTTCCCCGATGTTCATGGCTACATCTTACCTTAGGGACCGAAGAGGTTGAGGAAGGTCGTGTGTGCGACTGCAGGGTCCGTGATGGTCTCCACACCATCGCCTGCGCTGGTGCCCTTGCTCTTGTACGCCCGAATCTGTGCCCTCGTGGCACATGCAGAATTAGGACCGAGGCCCCTAAGCAGTGTGGAGAACCGTCTCCACGTCATCCGCGCCAGAGTCCTGGTGAGGTTGAGTCCGTACTCTCTCTGGAAGTCGGACTCGACCAGCATCCAGTCTTCTATCAGGTCGAACGCTTCCGCTTCGGAGCCTTCCGATTTGGGCGTGCATCCTTCGCGATGGCGTTCCCATACGCTCCGAAGGCCTGGGTGATCAACTCCCCGAGATCGGGGATACCCAGTTGATTCTTCACCAGGATCTGGCGGAAGACGTCGCGTCCGAAAAGCGCATCCCCGATGCTGGCCAGCGCTTCCGGGGGAGCATCGAGATCGTCACCCAGTGACTTCTTCAGCCGGATGATGTCCAGGGCGATGATAGCCGGAAGTTCCTGCGGAAGGAGGTACTCCTTCCCACCGATCTTCATCGTGATGGGTGCGATACCCTCGCGGTGCGAGCGCTCTTCTGCGAGAAAAGCATCGAAATCTAACAACCGAACAACTCCTTGTTGTACTTCACCTGATTGCAGTGAGGATGAGATACCTTGCAATTCGTGTAGGAGTGCTCCCCACCCTTGGAGAGAGCCACGACATGTTCGAGATGCCAGTTCAAAGGATCAGCAGGGAGGGTACAGATGTGACAGATGCCTGCGTCTCGCTCCCACACGACTGCTCTCTTGACTTGTTCAACTCGTACATGTCGAATTAGTGCCCTTCGCGCAGATGCGTATTCGCAGATGCGCTCGACGTTCCGCTGCGCCCACGATAGGTAGTTAGCACGCATCTTCTCTAGATGCGCCTGTCGGTACTTCTTGGTGTATCTCGCGATTGCAGCCTTGCGCTCAGGAGTCTGATTATTCTCCTTGTCCCAAGCCTTATGATCAAAGACCTGAGGAAGGGAAAGGTCCGACGCAGGAGCGCCGGACCGGGTTGCGAGAAGCGTCGGATCCACGGAGGATCAGGACGCGCCAGCGAAGGTGATGGCCCCGGTGACTTCGAGGACGGCCTGCCACTTGGCCAGGTCGTTGTGCCCACCGTGCGGGCCAGTGAAGTCCACCGAGCAGTTGAAGGTGATGTACCCACCGCCCGGAGACGTGAGCTTGAAGGCACACGTGGTGGCAGTGACGCCGATCAGCCGACTGCAGCGGATCAACTCTTCGAGGCCAGGATCTCGCGCACCAGTCGAAGGATCCTCTTCGAAGAGGCCTGCGAGGGTGAACGTGTCACCGCGCTGGACGACGACGTGCTCAGCACGACCATTGCTGTCGAACGTGGTCGCATCGGCCTTGGTCGACACCGGAGCGTGCGTGATGGTGTCCACCCCGGCGATCGCCGTGTAGACTGCCGCGATGGCCACCGAAGGAACCAGATCGCGTGCGAGGAATCTGCTGATTGCCATGTTGTTCTCCTTGCCCGAATCCGAGCGCTTGTCTAGACGTCATCAAGATACCACAAGCCCTGTTCCTCAAAACCCTAGCAATCCCGTGTTCGGCAAGAGGGATAACAATTACGGTAGCATCGGAGTCTGTCATCTATTCCTCCGTCCCGAATACATAGCCGGTGATGGTCTCGGTCACGACGCCGGTCGCGGTGAGGACGTTGTTCGCTGCGGCGCTGAGGATGCCGTTCCCCATGGCCGGGCTGAGCTGATGCACGCCGATCGTGTTCGGCGGGATTACGAGGATCGTCGTGCCCGCGGTGTTGTCCTTGAGGGTGATTGCGCCGGTCGCGACGCCCTGGGTGATCGCGTAGCCCATCAGCCGGAACTTCTTCCCGGCGGTCGGGGTCCAGATCGTCGTCTCGGCGGTGATGACGACAGCGGAGAGGGGCTTGAAGACGGCGGGGGTTCGGAGGACATTGGGCGGCGCTGTAGCCGCGCCCGGTGTCGCCATCATCACGAAGCCCGGGACGGCTAGGCCGGCGCCGCTATCGACGAATGCTCGCGGGTTGGCCGTCCCGTCTGCCAGGCCATTGTTCGTCAGGATGCGGAGGGCACCAGCGTCCGTACCCTGCACCGTCAGCACGCCGCCGGCTGGCGTTCCCCCGGCGCCGATGCCCTCGGCCTTCAGCCCGCCACCGGCGCCGAGCGCTACGGGCAGGCCGGGCTGCGAGACGGGGATGGGGCCGACGACGGGCGCGGACAAGCCTTCGGCCCCGAGGTCAAGCTTGACGCGCTGGTACTGGACGCCGCCCACGTCATCGGTGGCGATCGCAACACCAGTACCTGGAGTGATGGTTACATTGTCAGCCATGCTTATCTCCTACGGTGCCGAACTGAGTGCCAGCAACGGCCAATACGAATATACCACACCAGCATTCACGACTCCTGGTCTTTGCATAGTGTGGTTCACGACTTCCATTTGTATATTCATCGAGAAGCGATGCCTGCCGTTCAGGTCCGTGCCAATGCTGATGGGACCACCCTGCTGGACGAGGCACGCGATCAGATCCGTGCCGTCTGGAAGCGTCTGCTGGACGGCACCGTGGATGCGCGAGTAGATCGCGTACCACAGATCGATCGCGGTCTTCGGATCTTCATCTCCACGAATGAGGATCTGGATGATGGGATGGTCGTAGGGGAGCCCGCTGTCCGGAGGGTTGCCTCCGAAGGACTTCAAGACCACAGCCACATCAGGCTGCTCTGGCCAAGTCTCGATAAAGATGTTCCCACCGGCAGTCTCGCTGTACGTCAGGTCGCTCACACTTAACGGACCACCGAGAGTGGCAGGACCGTGCAGAGGAATGACCATCCCTCCTAGTGCTTGTGCCAACCCTAGCAGCGCTGTCATAGCGGTATCCCCGTTCCGAACCAGGCCCGCAGATCCTCACCAAGCATGCGAAGTGCCTCCTCGCGGTTCTCCTGGATGGCAAGCTGCAGCCACTTCGCTCGACCAGGAGGGTTATGCTTCAGGGTCGTATCCTCGTGTTGCACGATGGCCACGATCTTTCCCTCCTGTCCGTGGGATGAGGCCAGCCCTCCGGTGTCGCCAGGGTAGGAGATCTTCACCGACGTCAGAACGCCACTGGTAGTCTTGAAGCCGACCTTTCCCTGATCCTTCAGGTCGCCGGTCTCCACGGGGATGGTCTCGTTCGCCTTGTCCAGGAGGAACCATCCCGTGCGCTCGACTGCCTTCATCGCCACGCGACGTGTGCCTAGCTCAACCTCGGCTCCATGCCAGATCACCTTCACCGAACTCTGGGCAGCCATTACTGCATACCGCCCAGGCTGATCTCCCGGTGATCCGGTCGCTTCGAATCGGGCAGAGGACTGTCTGCGATGATGCGGTACTTCTTCCCATCGGTCGTAGTGACACGAGATTCAACAGGGAACACCGATCCTGGCCAGACGATGGCCAAAGCCTGCGCCTGAAACTGTCTACCCTGGGCATCCAGGATCAGCCGGAAGTCCGGCTGCACACTGCACCGCACAGACAATGCCGTAGCGTAGGTTGGACCCCGTGCACCGGTTCCTGTGAACGCTTCAACGCTCATGGTGTCGTGGAGGAAAGGAGGCCTCACCGGATAGCCACCTTCGACGGAGTGAGCCCAAGCACGATTAGGTGGGACAGTGCACGCGGTGCGATCTGACTGGGAAGTTTGCTGACGGAAACCTTGCCCGACGTGGCGGATCCGGTCAGACCGACGATGGCATGATCTTCACCCCATTCCAGCCAGAATTCGATCTGTGCCGAGACAGCGTAAGCCAGGCCTAGCTGGTAGTCCGCTTGCGTCAGCGGGGTTGGAAGGGTCAGCGGGTCGACGTAGCCCCCGAAGTAGTCTGCCAGAAGGAACCCGAGCCAGGCGCGCGTGGCCAAGTTTCCTGAGGCATAGTAGATGAGTTCACTCGCCCGAGCAATCAGGCGATCCATCTCCGTGTCCACAATCGGAGGGCCAACGGAGATCACAGCCGGGAGCGTAGCAGCACGCACCGGACCAACGTAGGCTTCAACTTGCGCTCGCGTGGCGAACGCTGGGATGGTCGGCCCATATCCCAAGGTCACTTTGTGACTCCTTCCAAGGATGCTGGTAGTATACCTTCCTCGTAGATCTCATACTCGGGCCGCATCACCATGAACTCCCGCATGATGTTAGCTGTGTATGGGTCGTCCAGGACGAGCAGGCCGCCGGCGAACTTCATGCGAGCCTCACCCCACAGCACGCACAAAGCGCGGTAGGTATCACTGTGGAAGACTCCAGGCCCTCGCCGTGTCTCATCTCCACCCTCGACGCGAATCCTAGCAAGATGCTTCACATGCTCCATCTCCTTCACGGCCTTCTCGTAGAGATCGAGCACACGATCCAAGGCAGGTCGCTCAGCGTGGTACCGCTTGGCGTGTGAGGCGCCAATTCCGCCCCACGCAGCCCGCAGGTCAGAGGACTGGCACATAGACTCCACTGCACCCTTAATCGTCCCCACAGTGGCAGTGTAGAAGGGTAGGATGCCGTTGAACTCCTCCCTCATCTTGGCCAGGGTCCAAGCTGTCGCACCAGCGATGACAGGGATCCCCATCCCCCAAGCTTCGATGGCGTTGCAGCCGTAGCCCACAATCACCTGGTCGAAGAAGATGTCTGCCCGCGCCTTCCGCCGTAGGCACTTGTCCCAGGACGTCTGCTCTATCACATCGAGATCGACTGGGACACCCTCTGCCTGCAACTCCCGCACCGCCGTGATGAGTTGATCCGTGGACTTGATCCCCCGTGCGGTCGGAGCAGTGCAGACGAGAATCCGCCCGTCATACGGTCGTTTCTCCGTCTGTCGTATCCTGGCCAGCGCCGGAAGATCGTAGGGAGAGGGAAGCCAATGCAGCAGGTCTGGCGCAGGCTGCATCAGGTCGACTGTGGAGACACCCTGCAGGATGTGCCTGGCCACCGCCTCCCGAATCATCGGGCTGGGATAGCCTCTGAACTGCGTTCCATGCTGCTCAATGATCGCAGGCTTCATGTCCTTCGGGCCGCCTAGGTAGGTATAGGGCTGGAAGGAATTGTTCAGATGCAGGACATCCGCATCGCGATAGAGATCACGGATCTCCCGATCATTCCTGTCCCAGTAGATGTCGAAGGGGTACGCAAGGTAGGTGTGCGTCCGGAGGACCGTGCGGTAGTCGATCCCGCGCTTCTCCGCAGCGATATGATACCTAAATCCAATGTTCGCTAGATCCTGTCCTGCAGAGATGTTCAGGACCTTCATGCTTGTCTCCTCTGCCATCCACGAATCAGATGGCAGTTAGCGCAAACCACATCACACTTAGCAATCTCCTCCAGAAGTCGAAGCATTCCGAAGCAACGCCAATTACCAATATCGAAGCCCTTCTTCCCCCGAACATGATCAAACTCAAGTACCCGAACGTCCTTCTCTCCACAGTCCATACATCCCTGCTCCCGTGCGGCAGTAACTACCTGCAACCTCTTGGCCCACAGGCATTCATTGCACCGCCGCATACCACCAGAGGTAGCCGGACGAGACTTACACTGAGAACAGATCCTCATACCTTGCCCAAATCCTCTCGCTGCTGGTTGGTCTCCCAGGCGTAGTCTCGCACGTATCCTGAGTAGGGTTGAGCGACGTGATGATTGATGATCCACGCAGCAACCGAGCGCTCACCGACGAGTGCTTCCCCCGGACCCATCCCTGCTTTCTTCATGCCCATGCCGATCCACGTAGGGCGCCAGAGGAGTCCGGGATCGTTGCGCACGAAGCGTGGCTGCCATCCCGCTGTGGCTATGACTGCTGCCGTCTCGTAGGTCTCCTCATCTGCTCCAGCAGTCAAGACATCCTCGACGTACCCTGGCCTACCTCCCTGTCCGAGCCAGACCGCGGTCGTGAGAACCCGCAAATCTGCTGCACCACACTCCGGTGGGTGTGACACGAGGTTGGTGATCTCACCATAGTCCCCGTAGAGAATCTCATCCCCGTCTAGCAGCCACAACCATTCACCAGGATCGGCAGCAGCGAGATAGAGGTTCCGTGCCTCGTGCTCCACGAGTCGCTCCGGAGGAGGGATATAGATCAACGGAAGAGGGTGAGCGATCCGCTTAATGACCGTCCACGTCTCATCCGTGGAGACTACCGGACCAGGAGCAGGGTTGGATGCATAGGCACCGTCCACGATGATGAACCTATCGACGTATGCCTTCACACTACGCATCGAGGTAGCGATGGTCTGCTCTTCGTTCCAGATCGCGTAACATGCTGCTACCATCCCCAACCTCCGAAGTCCCGGATTTCTCGTCCCTCATCGATGAGACGCTGCACGAACTCACCTCGCTTCAGAAGGTCCACGTAGCGAGCACGATACTCTGGCCAGGCCCCGTCTGCTTCAACGTAGACTCCGCTTCCCCCTGGGTGCCAGAAGTGGTAGGCCGGTCCAGAGAGACGGTCGAAGGATCCTGCAGCTATGAGTGCAGCAGCATCCTCTGGCTGCACACCAAGGAACCGTTCATCCCACGCACCACCAAGTTGTTCCCACACGACACGGGGAACGATGACATCACCACCCGGAGCGTAGAAGGGTTGGGGAAAGACCTCTGGGCCCCAGGACCCTGCGCGCCAGAGACCTTCCAGCACAGGATCCCCGATGGGTACCGCCAGATCGTCGCCAGCCTCATGCCCTTCCTGGGTCATGGAGTAGTAGTGATCCCAGGGAACCGTGAGATGTCCTGTGGCCAGCGCGTGGTCGAACCCTCGCTTCAGACTTGCGATGGGAACGAGACAGTCGGCATTGATGAACGCTGCAACGTCCCAGTCACCTGCCTTCTGTGATGCAGCATTCCGTGCTGCTGGTAGGCAGAAACGTTCACCAGGACTGTCGGCATCAAAGATCTCGTAGCCCGACGTGGCGTAGTAGGCGTAGGCAAGAGACCATGCCCTGTCGTAATCCACCTGCTGTCCACGACGTGGGACAAGAATTACTGCTCGCATGATCCCTCCTGAAAAGATAGACCCCCGGCAGTCCCCGAAGGGAGGCCGGGGGAGGATTCATCGTCTCGGGTCAGGAGACGACAGGAGTCGCAGCAACGACCGTGGCATCGGCAGCGTCGATGGCGTCCGCAGCGGTGTCGACTGCAGCCTGATCAGCAGCAGCCTGAGCAGCCGCAGCAGCAGCCTCAGCAGCCTCTTCAGCCGTGTCCGCTGCCACGAGCGCAGCCACATCCGTGGTGAGCTTCCCAAGGGAAGCGTTGAAACGAGAGAAGTCAGTCACGAGATCCTCCAGTAGAGAGAAGATGAGAATGGAGAGTTCACGATCGTGAAGATCGTGAACCCTCGCTGTCACTGCGCCGAGGTTAGGCATCGATCAGCTAATGCTGCCCGAGGCCCCGACGATCTTGGCGTGCTTCTTCTCGTTGCCGTACTTCAGACCAACCTCACCGTAGATCTGCGTGCGATCTGCGGATCCGTTCTTGGCCAGAGGCTCAGCGAAGAGGAAGCCCTTGCCGGGGATCAGGAGGAACACCGGGGAGATGTCTTCGAGAGATGCAAGAACGATCTTGTCGGTCGGCATGTACCGGTCGAGCAGAAGGTTCAGGTCTCCGAAGTCGGTCTCGATGGTCGTCAGGTTGACGCCACCGACGTTCCGATCCATCTGCCGGAAGTTCTGGTCCTTGATGAACAGCGTGGTCACCGCACGCTTGAGCGTAGCGTTGAGGATGGCCGTACGGGTCTCACCCTCCTGGAGCCCACCGCTCTCCCATGCAAGCTGCATGGCATCGAGGAAGGCAGCGACCGTAAGATCACCAGCACTCAGATCCACGACGTTCGTGGTGATGGCGTTGATGAGTCCGTTGGTCTTCCGAGGAGTCGCGTTGGTCGCAGGCTCATCGATCACACCGTTGAGGAAGTTGTACTCCAGGTCGCGAGCGATCTGAAGGAGGGATGCCTTAACCTGGAAGCCCATCTCATCCGTGACCGGGTTGGTACCCTGCGCCAGGACCGAAGGCGAAAGCTGACCGATGGCAGCCTGCTTGGTGTACGACACCTCGACTGCTTCCTGGTGGATCTCGACCACGTTGTGGGCATACGCACGGACACGAGCCTGTGCGCTAGGAGCGTTCGCACCTTCAACAGCCTGGCGACCAGCGACTGCGGTGTACGTTCCACCGTCACCCGTGGCACCCGGAACCCGAAGGTCGTAGGTCTCCCACTCGAAGAGCTTAGCCTGAATGGATTCGCCACCCGTCAACCCGCCGATAGCGGAGAGGAACGGAGTGTCCGAAGGCGAGACCAGGAACAACTCCCCGATGAAGTTCGGGAGGTCGAAGGTCGTGCCCTGACCGACAATGCCTGCCATGTGTCACCTTATTCTTGTGCGACGTACGGCAGGCCCTAGCTGGGTCAGCGCGCAGTCAACTGCTTCAACTTCAAGCCGATGGAGTCCTGGACACCTGCGCGTCCAGCCTTCTGAGCAGCAGCGAGCTTCTCAGTGTCACTCCCACCAGCACCCGGACGCTCTCCGGTGAACTCAGCCCCTGCTCGACCTGGAGCAACCTTCTCGGTCAGGAGATACTTGTTCTCCGTGAGAAGCTTGTTGACAGCGGCTTCCGCTCCCACCACGCTCCCGTCGTCCGAGACAGTAATCTCAGTGCTGTTGGCCAGCAGCGTGGCCACGATCCCGAGAGCTTCCTTGCGAACACCCTTCTCAATCGCGACCAGTCGAACCTCAGCAGCCACTGCGCGAGCGTTGGTCTTCGCCGTGAGATCGGCTAGACGCTTCTCCTCCGCAGCAGTCTTGGCAGCAGCCTTCTCGGCTTCCGTCTGCTGACTGGCTTTGTACTCATCCCACTGACGAGCCTTCTCGGCTGCGTCACTGGCGATCCTCCGTGCCTGCGCCGTTCGATTCAGGATGATTGCATCCAGTTCCGTCTGCGTCAGGTTGAGGGTCGACCCGGTCACTGCGGCTGCACCGGTTGCAGCATCCCCCGTCTTCACATCTGCGACTGCACCTGCAGCATCATCTGTGACCTTCGGGTCAGGCGTTGTCGTTGCGGGCATGAACTTCCTCCATGAGATTGATCACGTAGTCCTGCTAGGATACCACATTCTGATTATGCAATCAGAAAGGTGGAGGCTTTGGGATGCCTGTGGGCATCGGTGGCTTCTCCGCTGGAGCACCAGGTGTTGGAATCGCACCAGGAGCCACAGGAGCGACAGCATCGGACGCTGCAGGAGAGACGGACCACGCCGTGGTTGGAGTACCCTCGTCCAGGATTCTCGCCACCTCTGCAGCGATCTCCTCCGGAGTCCAGTCGGGCTGGATCATCCGGACCCTCTCCTGCGTCGACGCGGCCATCGCCTGCTTCAGAATGTTCGCCGTGGCTGCAAGTTCGCTTGGATCACGAACCATCGCGTCGGAGAGTTCGACGTCCACGGTCATCGGCTCGATCTTCGTCTTGAAGACGTCGACGTCGATGAGAAGCAGATGTGAGGACAACCGTTCGATGGCCGGGACCCACCACTGGGTCTTGCGCTGCATCGTCATCATCGTTCGGTTCTCCTTCAGTCGGAGAGCCGTGCCAGACTCGGCACGCCCGATGATGTGGAGACCGAAGGTCTGCGGGGAGTAACCGGCGTTCGCAGCGATGCGCTCTACGAACTCCAGGGCCGTCTCCAGATGCTCTTTCGTCCGGATGGCGAACTGCTGCGCGAAGATTGGCATCACTCCGCTGTCCATACCAACATGCAGGTCGGCCTGGGTGAAGACCTCATGGTCTACATCGAAGGCACCGAACTCATCCACGAACTCCTTCGGCACGATGATGCGAGCCTTGGCCAGGCGGATGTCCCGTATCCACGAGGCGTAGGTCTCATCGAGTGCGTCGAAGAGAAGCTCAGATCCGGAATAGTCACTCTGCCCGAGCGAGCTGTTGCGCCAGAGCTTGTTCGGCCGCATGTTCGGCACGTACTCCGCATCCAGTTCGGGGAAGGGAAGCTCGACCTCCGGGAGCAATCCAGTCAGGGCAAGCAGTTCACTGTCCGCTAGACGCACACCAATCTGATGCTCACTCCCCCGATAGAGAGCGTTGAGAACGTGGGAGTTACCTCCAGAGACCTTCTCGTGAAGCTCAAGATGTCGGATGATGATGCTGTTGTCTCTCACAACCTCGCGGTGGAAAATCACCGTATCAAGGATACCGAACTTGAACGTGGGGATGGCAGAGTCCGCTTGTGCCACCGACACCAGGGGAACATCCGCAACGGTCGTGTCCCACACGGGGATCAGGTACGCACCGCCGAGTGCGGACGCAGACTCCGCTGCCTCGATCAACCGGTTGTAGAGACCGCCACGATCGACGATCTCCTTCATCCGATCCTCGGTCTGCTTCGCTGCAGGATCGCCTGCGGGGAGAGCATCGATGTCGTCGGAGGCCATCTCGTCTGCTGCTGGTGCAGCCATCCCCTGAGGAACAATCTTCTTCGTGGGTGGCGCCTCGTGAGCAGCACGAACGCGGAAGCGTGGCTCCACCGCGAACAGGAGGGAGGCCGACACGCTCGCAAGATCACCTGCCATCGGGACATGGAACATCGCCTTCTGCTGTGCAGGACGAGATCCGATACGGGACCAGAACTGGGACCAGGGAGACGAGCGATACGTGGGCTGGATCTGCAGGGCGAACTGGTCGCGCAGGCGCATCGGATCCCCGCTGTACCACGCAGACCATTCTCGGAACTTCAGGTATTCCTGAGTGTTTGCCACCGGAGGCCAGCGCTGCGCCGGGTCATTCGGGAGAGGCATAGACCACCTGACTGCAGACTTCTAGAAGCATGAGTGCTAGGATAGCACACTCCGAACTTCATCCCAATCCGCAGGACGCCAAACGTACACAGGCATAGCCTCGCTGCAATGGTCGTGAACCATAATCTGATCTGGACGAAGCACACCCCTTGCGGTCTTCAACTCCACGCCGATCACGTCCGCACCCCTGAACAGCAGCAAGTCAAACCAGCCCCTGGCCAGCGTTCCTTCAGCGCGGGTCAACCAGACCCTGCCCACACGAGACCTGGGGATGTGCAGCCAGTACCAATGGTGATCGTGTGCATACTGCACCACCTTCATCTGCCATTCCATCTCCGAGAGAACGGGCTTCGCAGGCAGCATGAATCACTCCTTCCGAATGTCGCGTGGGATGATCCAGCGCCGCGCCACCCACCACCGCCAGAAGAGTGGCCAGGAGAACGGTAGGGTGAGGACCCACGCCCACCAAGCATCGTCCATCCTGGCTCCGTAGGAGATCAGCATCCTGGGAATGTCATCTGGAGAGTCGGGGAAGACAACGATTGATGGGGTGCCCTTGACCAGACTCATGCAAGTGCCAGAACCTTCGTCAAGCACCGCTGACAGATACGTGCACCCTTCGGGAGGACGTCCGTGTGCTTCTCCCGAGGGTTCGTGCCCATCCCCTGCTCGCAGAACGTGACCAGCCAGATCGGACGAGGATCGAGGACGTGCCAGATCTCTCCCGGCTGCGTGCGAGCGTAGTGCATGCTCTTCACTTCCGTCCACCTACCACCGAACTCTGTGCAGCCGCTAGGGTAGCAGTACGACAGATCAGATGTGCCGGGTCGAAGCCTGGACCCTCCACTCCGTGCTGAGCAGGGGGAGGAAGAGGACGCGGACGGTTGGTGAAGACCCACACCCACACACCGTGGATGATCGGCTCGTGGCAGTACGTGCAGATCATGTCTTCGCACTCCTCATCAGGGCACCACCCACCGTGAACGACGTCAGGCATCCTCAGCACGCTTCCGTGCCCAGCGTCCAGCAGCACCTGAGACGACCACCTGCACGTCAGGTTGCGCTGCCCTCCGGTGTGCACTCGTGATGATCTGCGAGCGGAGCTTCGCCTGTCGCTTCGGGTTGCGACTTTGCATGTGGGCCAGGACCGCGCGCCTGGCTGAACGGGGGATGCTCTCCAGCGTGGCTGCCTGCTGCGGAGTGAGCATCACCTCGCCTGGCTGCATCGGAGTGTTGGGCTGCAGTGGCTGGGGATCGTTCTTCTTCTGGAACGGGAGACGCATCGGGATCTACCCTTTCATCAGGTACGCGACCACCGAGGGATTCTCCCTCATGGTGTGCAGCAGGAGGGGCGCTAGTCCGGAGACCAGATCCTCTTCCGACGTGTTCTCGTGCTCGTGGATGATGCCACCTGTGGAGAGGACGGCATGAAGGAACTCGTGCAGGTAGGTCTCCTTGCGCTTGGTCGACGTCAACTTGTGCGAGGCAAGATCGACCTGCCCTCGGTCAGGACGTGTCCGACCGTTCAGCAGCCCGTACTTCTTGTCGTTCAACGTCTTGCAGTGCTTGACCTTGTACGTCTGCGTGAGAACCTTGAACTTCTTCGGACCCTTCACCGGATCACCTCCTAGTACGGATCTGTTGAGAGCAGGCGAGACGGAGCGATGGTCTTTCCATCCCGCTGAACGTAGCGCGCTGGCTGACCGTGACGGTAGTAGCCCAGGGCCAGCCCAAGGGCAATTACCATCTCCTCGTCACCAGAGAACGATACCTTACCGTCGTCTGCGACCTGGGACTCGTAGGTCTCCAGAGCACGGATGAGCTGTGCCTGCAAGGGCAGCCCTGTGGCGAACTTCAACCTCCCACTGCCGTACTGCTCCACGATGGCATTCACCAGGCCCTGTCGGGCAACGCCGCGCCTCGTGTAGGCTTCAGGCTTGTGCATGTCCTGGGGGAAGACGTTGTCCCGTCTCATATCTGTGAGGATCTTCACCAGCCCCGTGCCCAGGCCTCCTGCGGCGTCCACGAAGAAGCATGCCTTGTCCGGACGCGTACGTCTGGCCAGGACGAGGATGCGGTCACGCAGGACTTCCAGGATCGGTGCCTGGCGTTCGACGTGGATCACCATGTGGTCCATCGTCACGCGTCCGTCCGGGAGCGCAGACGCGACCTGTCTGTGCTCCACGAAGACAATCGCTGCCTGGTGGTGATCCTTCCCACCGCCCGGAGCCACCCCGATGTGCAGTCTCACGGTGTCTCTCCCAGGTCGTAGGCCTGCGCTCCAGCGTCGACCATCCCCTGCAGGACTTCGGCATCGAACAGGCCTGCACCTGCTTCGAGGAACTCGGCACAGTACTCAGCCTTGTACGCGTACTCCCCCATCGAGATCTTCTCCTGTGCGAGGAACTCCTTCGAGATTGTAGGGACCTCGTCGCTCCTGATCTGGTGTCTGTCCCAGGTCGGATCGTTGCTTCTCCAAAGCTCGTAGAACCATCCAGCAGCGCCTGCGGGAGTGCTCTGGACTATAACCTGCCCTCCCGTAGCGACCAACGCTCGTGACGCCACCCATGTCTCCTCCTCGACGTACGCTGCCTCGTCCACGATGAGTAGCTGTGCTGTGTAACCACGAACGGACGTTGCCGTCCCAGGGAGCGACATGATACGACTTCCGTTGGCCAGGCGAATCATCGTCGCGCTGTCCTGCTGGAGGGGGAGACGTTCGAGGTTCCTGATCCCCGCCTTCGCCCGGATGGCTATCTCCTGACTCTGCTTCATCGAAGGGGAGACGATGACTGCCAAGGATCCTGGGTGGTAGTGTGCCAGATGGATTGCCTTGATGGACGCGGCCGTGCTCGCACCGACCTGCCGTCCCTTCAGAACGATGGCGTTGCGTTCGTTCGGGAGGTACCCCTTCTGCCACTCGAGTGCATCCATGCGGAAGGCCCGATTGAACGTGGCGACCTGATCCTCCAGTTGATTCCAATCATGGATCAGACTGTTCATCGTCCCGTTCGCTCCAGGTACTCAGCCAAGGTTCGGAGCCTGTCTGGATCATCAAACACATTTCCAGCAGCGTGGTTGCACCTTCCACACAGAATACCCCTGATGCACTCGGGACATCCTGTTGCACCTGGGCAGTGCTTGTGATCATGGTCTATCTCCCAGGGTCCAGCCTTGCTTCCACAAGCAGCGCAGCCTCCCTGCTTGATCAGTGTGCGAAGAAACCACTCGGGCGTCACACCATGCCCGCGTAAGGTAGCAGGATGACATCGTCCAACAATTAGATTACCTGTTTCCGCCTGCAATCGAAGTGCTGCTTCATTCTCCCTGACTTGCAGTTGAGTCTGAACCTTAAACACTCTCGCATCTACTCGCAGTTGCAACATAGCGGCCTTCGCTGCATCCTTCGCCTGCTTAACTTGAAGTCGTAGAGCACGTCTTGGTGCCTGCTTTGTTCGTCGAAGACAAGTTTGAGAGCAGTACCGTTGTCCCACGCCACGGGATATGAACTCAATCCCACACGCCGCACACATGATCATACTTGGCACGAAGGTTCCCATGTACCTTCTACCATCCCGGATTGCTTTCCGTATATCGGCAGCCTTACTTCTACACTGATGAGAGCAGTACATTGCACCCATCACCCAAGGGAACTCTGCACCACACTGCTTACAGATCACCATCTTCGTGATCGCTCCAGGTACGCTGCTCCCTCACGGAGGGTCGCGGGGTTGTCGCGAGCGTAGGCCAGCATGCTGTTGCACGCCGCGCAGAGCAGACCTCGGACGCATAGACGACACCCGAAAGTTCCTGGGCAGTGTCTGTGATCATGGTCGACCGACCAAGAGGGTAGACCTGGATTGTTCGTCTTGCAGATCTTGCAGACGCCACCCTGAGAGTTCAACAGTGCCTGGTACTCCGAAGGCGAGAGACCGTGTTTTGCTCGCGTGGATACCGGCTGATGGAGGTCCGTATCGAAGTCCGGTGCCTGCGGTCTCACTTAGGTTCCTCGAACTTCTTCATCACGAGTTTCACCGCTGCACGTGCTTCAGGGAAGTGCTTGAGTGCTTCGAACATCTGTTCTCGCATCTCGATCCACTTAGGATCGGTTGAGGGATCGAACACGGGTGGAGCATCAGGCCCTGTCAACTTCGTCAGTTCAGAAATGGCACGGAGCTTCGCCTGGACTACCGTCACCCACGTGGACGGACCAAGGTCTGCAACACTCCGACTTTCAAGTTCCGTGATGATGGCACGGATTCTCTCGGTAGCACTCATCTCGGCTGGAGCAATCGGTGCAGCCTCGGGCGGTTGGCCAGGGGCCGGTTCAGACATCACCTGAACATGACCCTTCCGCTTGTGCCTGGCAACGGTGTCGTAGCCCAGCCCGTACTGCGTAGCGATGGACTTCGCGCGCCGACCCGCTGCGAACGCAGCATCGATGGCACGGACGTCAGGATGTGAGCAGGTTACGCAGACTAGTCCAGGCATGCTTCACACTCTAGCACAGAAGTCAAGTCCCTCTCCTCCATTCGAATCACCGCAGTCCTTGCATCAGAATCTGCGAATCTCGTGGTAGGTGATCCAGAGTGGTGCATCCTAGCACCACATCTTTCAAGCAGGTTGCGAAACGGACGGAGATTTCTCGGTCTAG